GGCAAGGCCCGTTGCGGTACTAGAATCCGCTACGATACTTGCTTTGGGGATTGTTCCAGGCACAATTGCTAACGATTCTGCTTGACACAAGAATAATCCTGAATATAGACTGCTAGGACTATGGAACAAATACCGCTAGAAATCATAAAAGAAAAACTGAAAGACCGATATGAAACTCAGGGCTTCGCTGATGCTCTGTTTAGAAATGACTTCAACTTGCTAGTACGCCTAGGAGTTCATCCACAGGTAGCTACAACTGAAGATCTGCAACGACTGGTAATGACAGTTAAAGCTGCTTCCACTAAGGGAACCTATGCAGCGAGGGTACGCAGTATCTTTAAATCTCTTCGTAAGATGGGATTGATAGATAATATGGCTGACCTTGATCTACCCAATGTCCGTAAGGGCAGAGGCTTACCTCATCCATTAACACCAGGTGAGGCTGAACTGGTTATGACTAAGGCTGATATGCCTATGAGAGACTGGTTCATAATAGGCTGTAAAGCGGGCCTACGGGCTATGGAGGTGGCAAACCTTCGTGGGGTAGACCTAGAGAAGGTAGATGATGGATACATCCTTAGAGTGGCAGGTAAGGGCGGAACAGACCTATCTGTACCGGTGGCTGAGATAGTCGCTCAGACAATCTTAAAGCACGAGACCTCTGGAAAGATCTGGTCGGTTACACCTAACAGATTAACCAAGCTCTGCTCACTGGAGATGAAGCGTTTAGGTATTCCAAAGAAAACCTTTCACGCTTGTCGTCACTACTTTGCTACCAATATGCTTGAAAAATCTGGCGGAGATTTACTAGCCGTTAGAGATCTAATGAGACACTCATCAGTTGCAACCACTCAGGTCTATACACAACTTGCTAGTGGCAGAACGAGGTCATTAGTAAATCTTCTATAAGGAGAACAATGGAAATACTCCTAGCCTATCTAGGATTTATTTGCGGTTTAACAATTGGATACATACACGGGAGGTCTAAATGAGTTACGGTTCTGATATCACCGAGGGCATCCCGTATGTACTTTCCAATCCATCTGGTGCTACAAACTATTCAGCTACTGGTGTTAACTACGATATGGCTATTGCCGGTCTGCCATTCTTTATTGGGGCAACTGATGATTCACCATATCGTAGAGTAACTGCCCAGTACCGTAAGCAACAGTATGACCAAACCCGTGAGGCTGGAGAACAGTCCCTTACTGGTTGGTGGTTTAGATCACAGTCATCATTCCATTTCGGACAAGGTATTAAATACTTTGAACCAGCACAGGATGAGTCACTTCGTTTCCAGTACACAGAATCTAAAGGTTGTGATGTCTTTACTAAAGGACAGGTAACTTTACTTAATACAACTGTTAGAGCTAGGACTGCAACAGCAACTAACCTATACCTATTTGGTGCTAGAGATAATGCTAATAACGTAGATGCAGTTGTCTTTACTGAAGGAGTTGACCTAAAGAAACTTACTATGAGTGGTGATACACCCACCATTACTACCTATACCTTAACAGCAGCTCCACACACACTTGATTTTATGGCTCTAACCTCTGATGGTACTAGATACTTTGCTGCAGATAATGACAAACTTCATAGAGGTAATATCTTTGGCTCTACATCTGATGGTCATATCTACGATCTTGATGGTCCAGTTACCACAGTAGCATTGCGCTATGCAAAGCAACGTTTACTTGCTGGTGTGGGTAGAGAGTTATACGAATTAGATTCTAACAAGGCAACCACTGCAGGTGGTCACGCTTTACCTACTGCACTTTATGAACATCCAAACCCATCTTGGATATGGAGTACCATATCTGAAGGACCTGCTGCCTTCTATGTTGGTGGCTATGCTGGATCTCAATCATCTCTATATAAGATTACATTAGATACTGCTACTACTAATGCGCTAGGTTTCCCAGAGCTAAACGCTCCTACTGTTGTAGTTGACCTACCAGAGGGTGAGATATTAAATGCCTTTGATGTATACCTTGGTCTATACGGAGTTCTTTGTACTAGTAAAGGTGTAAGAATTGCAGTGCTATCTGCTGATGGTGATATTCAATACGGACCATTACTAGTAGATACAGAGTGCAAGAGCGTAACTTTTAAAGATAGATTTGCTTATGTAACAACCTTACAAGGTACTGAGTCAGGTCTAATCCGTATTGATTTACAACAACCTATAGTTCCTAACAGCTTAGTCTTTGCTTATGCTTGGGATCTTTATGCAAGTGGTGAGACTGTTAACCCTGTCTCTGCAGACTTCCTTGGTGCTACCGATAGAGTTGTCTTTGGTGTACCAGGAGATGGTATCTGGATTGAATCTAATGCTACTAAGGTAGCAAGTGGATATCTACAGACAGGTTTTGTTCGTTACAATACCCTTGAAGGTAAGTTGTTTAAATTATTAAATCCTAGAATAGATACTACAGATGGTGCTTTAGGCATCTCATCTATTGCCTATGATGATACTGAATATAATATTGGTTCCTTTGCACAAGAGGGAACAGTTCAAGAGATTGGTATTCCATACCCAGTAGGAGCACAAGAGTATCTAGGCTTTAAATTTACTTTAACTAGATCATCTAATGATTCATCTAAGGGTCCACTATTTACTGGATACCAACTCAAGTCACTGCCTGCAGTGCCTCGTCAAAGATTAATTCAATACCCTCTGTTCTGCTATGACCACGAGAGTGACAATATGGGCGTAGAGGTTGGGTATGAAGGGTCAGCATATGACCGTATGAGCCAGCTAGAGGCTGTTGAAAACAATGGCGATACCGTCAGAGTTGAAGACTTTAGAACTGGTGAGTCATACATTGGATTAATTGAAGAGCTTGACTTTATAAATAAAACTCCTAGCGATAGAAGATTCTCCGGATATGGTGGAATGTTGATCGCTACTATCAGATTGGTATAGGACTTATGACTCCTAATGAATGGGCAGGACTTGCCGTAGCAGTAACGACACTTATTGGAACACTAGCGTTAACAGTAAGACACTTAGTTAAATACTATTTGTCTGAACTTAAACCGAATGGTGGATCAAGTGTCAAGGACCAGGTCAACCGTTTAGAGGAGAAGGTTCAATTCTTAACAGATCTAGTAAAGGAGGCGCTAACAAGATGAGCGTAGTAGAGATAGCAAAGGCTGAGATAGGCAACAGAGAGACCGGCAATAATGATAACAAGTATGGCAAGTGGTATGGTGCTAACAACCAACCTTGGTGTGCGATGTTTGTATCTTGGGTATTTAACAAAGCGAATTTAGGTAATAAGATTACAGCACAAGGAGAGAAAGGCTTTGCCTCCTGTGATGCTGGACTGAAGTGGTTTATCAATAAGAATAAGATGATTCCAATAGGTCAAGCGCAAGCTGGAGATATTGTTTTCTTCCAGTTTGATAAAGATGCAGAGCCTGACCACGTTGGAATTGTCAAATGGAATAACACTAGGTTGAAGTACCTTCAAGTAATTGAGGGTAATACAAGCAGTGGTTCCAAAGGCAGTCAATCAAACGGGGATGGTGTGTATCTTAGGAAACGACCATACTCTCTAGTAATGGGTGTAGTTCGCCCGTAAGGATGGATATGAATAAACTAATTGACAAGTTAAAAGACCCAAAGACTAAGGCTGCATTTAAGTCTTATCTACGGGCAGTATTAGCATCAGCAGTAACTATGGGTCTTGCACTTGCTGCAGATCTTGCACCAGAGTATGCAATCTTGATTGGTTCAATCGCTGGTCCACTGGCTAAGTGGGCAGATAAGACTGAAAAAGAGTACGGCGTAGGAGCCGAGTAATTTAGTTTACTGCGAGGCAATATAAGGGGGGCGCTTAACTGCGCCCCTCTTTTTTTATGCCCTAAATTTCCCTAGCGGGATCATCTACCGGACAAGGCACAATTATTAGGTTGCCACAGTTAGCACAGGTTGCATCTAACATATACCAGGAGATCTCAAAGTTATCAAAGGTAGCTAGGATAGAGAATACTTTAGAGCCACAAGGACAAGCGTGTAGTGGTCCTAAGGACCTAAGGTCCGTACCGAATTTATCTGGTAGTTTCTCTTTATTTTTTCGCAGGGTTGGTAGACGGAACATATTGCTCAGGTCGGCTCCTTCCTGTGGTCAGTCGCCTCGGCGCTTTCAGCGCCGCCTTGGTTGGTTACCGTATCTGTAATTCGCCTTCGGCTCATATGGTACACATTTCCGATCTAGTAATCCGAAAGGATCGCACTCACGGCGTGTTGCCTTTACATCCCAGTATTTTTTACGGGCGGTGCTACAATTAATCCAAGATAAAAGGAGTATGCAGTGACGGCAATAGTTGGTATTCAAGGTAAGGGTTGGGCAGTTATTGCTGCTGACTCTATGACTACCTATACAGATAGACCTTACGTTGCTAAGGGCTACGATAAAATTGTTAAGATTAATGAATACTTAATTGCTGTTGCTGGTGATGCACTCGCTGGAGATATATTAAATAACTTATGGCAACCGCCTAAGGTATTAAAGACTCAAGATCCTGATCGCTTTATGATGATCAGAGTTCTACCATCTATTAAACAAGCCTTAACTGATGCAGGTTATGATCCTAATCCTAAAGGTAAAGCTGATGATGATTCAGGCTGGGATGCTTTAGTTTGTTTTAATGGAAATCTTTATCAGATCAGTGATGACTACGGTTATATGCGAGATGATAGAGGTCTATACGGTATAGGTTCTGGTGGCTCTTTAGCAATGGGTGCTTTAGTAGCACTAGATGGTGATACAAAGACTCACGCTAAAGCATCAAGTGCTGCAAAAAAGGCTATCAATATAGCGATACAATACAACATCTGGTGTGGTGGCACTGTAAGTGTCAAGACACAATTTACTAAGTAGGAGTTATGCACAAGACAATTAAGTTTGCTTTAACAGAGGCATATGAAAAAGGTTATGAAGAAGGATTAAAGGTTAATGCAAGTAGCGATACTAACTGGGAGGAACAAAACAAAATGAGACAGCAATGGTTACTAGACAACCCTGATGCAGGGTATATAGGGTGGATGTCAATATGA